GCTAACCTACCAACAGTATTAACTGCAGAAAATGTAATCACATATGGTTACTATGCAGATCCACAATCAATACAGGGTAATGGTCCTAATACAACTATTGTATCAACTGCTACTGGCACTGGTCAAGGAACATTACAAATTGCGGTTCAATCTCTTGGAGAAGGAACTGGTAAGTTCACAGTCGGTGATTTAATTGCTGTTGGACCTCTAGGATCATTCTCTAGTAACACTGGTCAGATTGAATTCATGACAGTTACTGATGTTGTAGATGGAACGAATACAATCGTTGCAACTAGAGCTCAGGAAGGAACAGTTGAAATGAGTCACAGTGCTGCTGATGTTGTTAGAAGAGTCATCAAACATGAGAGACAATCTCTTGTAACTGATGCTCAGATTAGACAGAGATTGTCAGCAGGAGTTCCAACCGATTACTTATCAGTAATTCTAGAGAGAGGATATATCTCACAAACAAAACTAGATTACAAACAATGGTTGAGATTTAGTAACACAAGCACAGGTGTTGAGATATTAACTCATGTAAATGGTAGGTTATATGGTAAGAACCATATGACTCAAATGGATGAGCAAAATGGTGATGGTGCTAAGTCATACAGAGAGGGTAGTTTAAATGTCACAGATAACCTAACATTATCTGGTGGTAACTTCGTAATTTACGATAGTGTCAAACAGACAAAATTATTCCAGTTTGTTAATGATGATGGACATGCTGATCACTCAGGTCTAATTAACTGGGATGCTGGTGTAATAGCAAGAGGAGACTTCTTCTTATATCCAACATCTTGTCCAGAAAATGTTATCTTAACTTCAAATTGTACACCATCATTCTCAGTTGATAACTTAGGAAATGTAACTGCTCAAACAACATTGACAGTCACAGGTGTAGCATCAGCATCACCAACAGAGTCAGATGTATTCTCTGTACAGAATCTAGGAATCAGTGGTGGTAGTGAGTATACTATCAAGCAAGATCGTTCAATTGATGCATTCGGATTATCAAACTTCACTACATCAAGTGGTGCAAGACATTCAAGATACTTATCCGCAGCATCAGCAGAAGCAGATCTATTATTGCTTGCAAACATAGTGTATATGGTCAATGTTCAGAATACACAAACATTAATCGTTACACTACCATCTGCACCACAAACAGGTGATATTGTAAGAATGATTGATGTAGGTGGTAATTTGAAGTATGATACAACATTAGTCATCAGAACTCCTGAGACTAGTGGCACACCAATACAAGGTGATGCAGTTGGAACACTATTTGGAGATAGATTAACTCCATATCCATCTGGTGAACTTGTAGTACAGACTCCAAATGCAGCATTTGCATTAATATATCTTGGAGCAGTTGATAGTAATGATCAAATAGGCATCCCAACCAGTGTACAAGGTTGGTGGTTAATGGAGGTATAATTAATGCCAAGTTACAACCGTATAAAAGCAGCAAAAGCCAGTCCAATTGGTACAATCATGCCATGGACTGGTAGTACAAGTAATTCGGTATTGAGTCCTGATGCCATACCACCTGGTTGGATAGTTTGTAATGGTGCTCAATTATTAGCAAAAAATTATCCTGTACTCGCACAGATATTAGGTAATGAATATGGTCCTACTACAGAACCAGGTCAACCATTTGTTGGTATATCAAATTCATATCCATCTTATAATGATGACGATGTATTTAATCTACCAACACTCAATCAACAAGTTCCTATGGATTTAGAAGGTAATTTATTATCTCCTCAAGAATTAAGTGTTATAGGACAATATATTTCATTAAATGGTTTTGAAGGTAATCAACCAGTATCAAATGTATTATCATATCTTGATGCCCAATTTTCAGCACAAGTTGATGCTGAACTATCAGGAAAAATAAAAAATATAATTCTTGAACCTCCATCATTCTTTGATACCATCAGAACTATACCAAGAAAATTAGGTATTGATCACACTGCTCCACATACACACCCACGACCTACAGGCAGTTTTTATCCATCAGTGGAATTGGGTGGTGGTTTTCTTGGTCTAATGGAAGCAGGAAACTTTGAGGTTGCAAGTGCTGAATATGCAACTGGTTCTGACGCAGGACTTACTGATGCTGAACCATTGGCAGATAGATTTACTCCAGGTACAAGATCATGGACTGCATATGATAATGCTGCTACATCATTGGTTCGTTGTACTGATCACAGACATTTTGGTAATGCATCTGATGTTATACCAATAGTTCCAACAGTTGATCGTGTTGTTGCACCATATGGAAACACAGATACTTATACTGACGACAATACTTGTATTACAAATGTACAACAACCAGCAGTTACTGCTCCATTTCCACCACCTGGCACATACTTAGGACAAAGAAACTATTATGTATCTGATCAAGTTCCAATAGAAAGAAGAGGTAGTGGTGTAATACCACCAGCAACAGATCCAAATGATTATTATGGTGCTGTAGGTGCAGGAAGAGATTATCCATATCCGACTACGTTGAATCACCTAGGTGATGCGTTCACTTCAAGTGCAATGGGATCACATAATCATTTCACTATTGACATAACAATGACTAGTGGACAGATGAATTTACCTAGTACTATACTCATAAATAATATGACTACTGGAAACATAGAACCAATAGATGTTGACAGAGCACTTAGCATACAGGTAAATCCTAACACACCATCATTGGTCGTACTGTATATCATCAGAGCATACTAATGGCAGTATTATATTCAAAAGAAAAGGGAAAATTAGGAACTCTTACTGGTTCTATTATAAACTGGTCTAAACAGTTAACATCGTCAGATCCAACAGATCCTACAATATACCAAACTCTTCCTGCTGGTTATTTGAGATGTGATGGTGGAGTCTATTTGGCAGAAAATTTCCCAGAACTTGCTACCATATTAGGTGTAGGTTCAACTTCTAGATATAAAAAACCAGATACAAATTTACTTGATAATCAATTTCAAGTACCAGATCTTGGTGCTAAATCTACCAAGACATCTTTTTCTGCAAACTTAGGAGACTATCAAGATACATATTTACTTAATGATGCAGCACAAGAGATAACAAAATCTGGTGTGGGATTAGAAGTTAGTAGTAATATAGGTGCATCATATACTATTCAGTATCAAGGTAACTTCTTTTTACCATCACAAACTATTGAAATTACAGGTCAACCTGGTTTTTCTAGATCTAGTGGTAATTACACAGAAGAAACAGAGGTATTAGCAACAGCATTCCAACCACATGCTCACTTCCATGATGGTTATAGATCTAGAACAGCATCACCAACTGGTGAATTTAGTTTGTTTGGTAGAAACTCATATGTATCTAAGTCTAGTTTGTGTATTATGCCATGGGCAAATAATACAAGACAAGAGTTATGTAAAGCATCAGCATCTAAGTCAGTTGCTGCTGGACAACAGAGAGTTAGATCCAATAACTGTTTGTTTGGATCAGAAACATATACATGGTTTGGTGCTTGTTGGCAGGGTTGTGACTTTGAACAAAACCAAAAATGTTTAATACCTGGTAATATTGCAGAGCAAGATTTACAAGGTACTCCAACTGGAAATATATTACAATTTGGATGTGCTACTGAAGCAATAGGAACTTCTTTTCAGCAAAGTGGTTTTCCAATATACATTCGTTCGGGATCTCCTGCTTTCAAAGCTGACTGTGGTAATATTGAATATACCAGTGAAGCAAGTTGTAAAGGAGGAGAGGGTAGTTGTTTTCCAGGATCTGCTTCATGTAATAACTTCAGTCAGATTGGTAATGGTCCTATACATAGTAGATTGGATGCAAACTATTTTGATACTCAAGTGCCATTTGACGCACAACCAAGTGAAGTATCATATGGTGCACTCAATAATACTGTCACAGATGTTGAAGAGTTTGGTAATGAATGTATACATAAACATTTTGTTCCTTTCAACCAAGATCCTCACACATTTAATGTTGTAACAAAACCAACATATATTCCTGCCAGTGAAATAGTATCAACATTACAAATAGATGTAAATGAAGAGAACAAGGCAGACGGTTACATACAACCATTTCTAATTCAAGAATTTTTAATTAAATATTAAGATGGCATCATATAGGAATTCATATTCAAATTATTATTCCGATAAGACTGGTAATCATTCTCCTGTCGGATCAATTCTTCCTGTATTTGCCGATGTCAATCTAGCAACACAAGAACCTGAGTACACATATCCACAGCACTTATATTGTGATGGTAAAGAATTAAATATTCGTGACTATCCAGAGTTGTATAGCATCATACAAAATACTTATGGAGGATCAACTTCGGTAAATAAAACTCAATCAGCACAACCTGGTGGATTAAGAAGAGCATGGATTCAAAACGATAAAATGTTTATGAATTTTTATTATGATTCTACTAATAATAAAGCAAATGTAAAGAGACCTTATCCATATGGTGCAGTCTTTAGATTCTCAACAATAACAAATCCATGGGGTTCATTTCCAAGTGCTGGTGTATTTAACCAATCTACATTTTATGGACTACAACAACCAACAGAAGATGTTACAGGTACAGGAGATTTTACAAATGAATTTACATATGAAGTAGCATTTCCAGATACAGTTGATCTATCAGCTCTTACTAACTTAGAGAAAGCAAATTACTTTATAAGATTTGGAGGTAGTACGAGTCAGTTTTGGGGTGGTGCTACTATTTCAAATGGTACTCATCCTGATATTGTCGTACAAAAATCATATGTACTGCAAGACTATCCATATAATGTTGGTACATTTAATCTACCAGATTACAGACAAAGAAAGATACTTGGATTTGGTAACGTAAACGGAGCAGGAACAGCAACACCAGAGAATGCAGTCAATAACTTTGTCGGACAGACTGGTGGACAGTGGTATATTCCTAAGAATACATTAGTTGATAGTGGAGAGTTCTTTGTTATTGGTGATGTGAAAACTACGGGATATAATAATATTGTAGCAGATATCCCTGCATATGTTACGGGATCTGTCAAATATGAGATAGGACCTATGGATGATTATACATTTCCATTCCCTCCTGATCATGGACATAGAATATTATCTGTGGAAGTTGATGCAACAAAACAAGCAGAAAGAGGTGCAGCAGAGGCTGATAAATTTGCTGTAGATTACATTGATAGTAGAGCAAATATTAGTATTTTTGAACCAAATGGCACTGCTGGTGGTGCACTAGGTCATGCACATGGTTTAATTGGTGTGCCATTACAGAACTCATTATCAGCAACATATGGTAATAGTAATGGAATCGGTGATACATTAGGAACTAGTGGTGGTCAACAATATCAATATCTTGTATCTGAGTCAGCAGAAGTAATTGTAACTGCCATGACATATGATAGCAATACTAATTTAATAACAGTTAATACAGATGGCAATCATAATTTCTCAGTTAATGATATAGTTACCATAAATGGTGCATCACCCTCGGAGTATAGTGGCAACTTTACAATAGGAGTTGATGGTTTTAGTTTAACTGCATTTAGTGCACCTCCAAGAGATGGAGAAACACCTGGTCAAACAACTGCAAGTGGTTCATCTATTACTGTTAAGTTAGCAAACGGTTATTTTGCAGAATCAGAAGTAGTAGTGCCACCAAGAGCATATGTTATTGATGCTACTACATTGGTAGGTGGAAAAGAAATACAATTTGAGGTACCTGGTCAAACAACTACAATAAAAGAAGAAAACTTTACTACACCACAAGCAGGACTTGTAACCATACCAGATGCAGGACAAGGAACAATAAGTGGATGTATTATTCAAATACAGGCACCTGGCGGTGGTGGTGCAGATAGTGACACTGATGGTCAAAATGGAGGATTTGCTGAAATTGGTTTGACTGTTGACGGTACATTTTACACTATCAGAGCTAATGGTGGTGGTGGTGGAACCGCAGGACAAGCAAGTGGTACTGGTGGTGCTGGTGGAGGATTTGTAATTCCCCAAGCATTGTTAGACGATGCTAGATTTAGTTTCACTCTGGGCACTGGTGCTGATGGAGAATCTGGTGGTACTACAGGAACAGGTTTTAACGATACAGAGGGTGGTGGACAAGCTGGTGGAATTCCAGAGGGAACTGTCACAACTGGTGGAGATGGTACAGCACAAGTAAAACAACAGACAAATAGCACTCCAGAACAAACATTTACCTCAAACGGATCATGGATTATACCAACAGCAGCTGCTGGTGAGGTAAGTAGAACCATAGCAATTGAGATCTCAGGTGGAGGTGGTGGATCAGGTAATGCTAACGCTAACTCAAATTGTACAGGACAATGGCCAGGTTGGCCACAGTCATTAGCGGGCAAGACTGGTGCTCTTGGTGGATATGCTGGTAGAGGTGCAAGAGTACAAGGATCTATTACTGCTCAATCAGGTACAATCACTTTTGGTATAGGACAAGGTGGTAATGTTGGTTTCAACAGAAGGTCAGGAGACAATAATCAAGGAACAACTGGTAATGACCCTGCTACAGGACAACCATGGGGACCTCCATTTCCTGGTGGTGTTGGTACAGGTACAGAACCAGATGGTAGTTCTGCTGGTGTTTCTGGTGCTGCTGGAACTTTATCAGGAAATGGTGGACGAGGTGCATGGGGTAATGGTGCTACTGGTGGATCTGGCGGTGGTGTCACAGGAATATATTTAGATGGAACTCTAATCGCTGGAGCTGGCGGTGGAGGAGGTGGAGGAGGATCAGGTGGTGGTTACAACGGTGGTGGAACTACTGATGGATGTTATCCTGGTGGTAACGCACAAGGACCTAATGAATCATTGAAAGCAGTATCTGGAGTTTTAGATTTTGCCAGTGGTGGTGCTGGTGGACAAGGTGGATGCTCTGCTGGTGGTGGTGGAGGTGGTGGTGCTGCTTGTGGTATCATTAACGTAACACCTGGTGGTATTGGTGGACAAGCGGGTGTTGGACACAATGGTAATGGTGGTGGTACTGGTGGACGAGAAGGTATATCAGCATATAGAACTGATTTCTGGCAAGGTGGTGTGACTGCAGACTCAAATGGTGCATTACCAACAGAACCAGGATATGTAAAAATA